TTACCTAAAGCACCTTTACCAACGGCAGTGTTACTTGCACCAGTTTCATTATTTAATAGTCCTGCATGTCCAAGTGCTGTATTATCATTTGCAGTTGTATTATCTCGTAAAGCTAAAGATCCCACAGCTACGTTCTGAGTTCCAGTTGTGTTTGCAGTTAAAGCACTTCTTCCTACAGCAGTGTTGTTAGATGACGTTGTATTTGCAAATAATGCATCTTTACCTAAGGCAGTATTATCTGAACCTGTCGTATGTGTAGCCATACTACCTTTTCCAACAGCAGTATTTGAAGCCCCAGAAGTCAGTGCTGTTAATGCTTCTTTACCTATAGCAACATTATTTACACCAGTAACAGCAGCATCTAAAGCACTTTCTCCAAGAACAGTGTTACCAGCAACAGAGTTTGCTCCTTTACCTACGTTTACAGAGTTAATTGTTGCGTCTTTACTAGTAACTGTGAAGCCATTACCATCAACACTTGCAATTTCCACAGCATTAGAAACAATACCTACTGCACCTGATCCTTTTTTATAAAAACCAGTATCATCGTCGTTTGTGAACGTGATAGATGGGTTGCCAACTGCTCCGTCAGGGAATGTACCACCAGCATTTAAATAATCCGCTGTTGCATATATTATTCCAAAAAATGAATGCCCATTGGTTGGAGCAGAGCTAAATACTATGTTCGTTCCTGATAATGTAAATCCTGAACTACCTGTCGGATCAGGTTGTTGTATTACACCATTAACAGAAATTAAACATTGTTGTGGTGTTTTTGGAAAAGGAACCGGCGAAGAACCACCTACCTGTAAGGCAAAAGAAGTAGTGCTGCCATTAAAGGAACTACTTATATTATCTATTAGTCTGTAATCATCAGCAGATCTGATATTATTTCCAATATATGGCATAACTAATTAGCTAAAAGCTTACTAAATACTGTATTTATTTTACTTTTACTAATTTTTGATTCTATTATTATGATCTTCTACGATGAACAAACGGTTTAGTAGGCCAAATAACTTTATTAGGCGATTTATTTTGATATTTTTGTGGTAAATCTCTTAAATTTTGTCTGTATGCAGACCATTGAGATTGATCTACCGTTGCACCTGGGGTCATAGTCCAATCACTAATTTTTAATAAATAATCTCGTTTTTTTCGAATATTTTCCCAATTTTCATCATTTAATTCTAAAACTTTTTCTTCGTTTATTTTCTCAGTTAATAAATCAACCTCTGTTTTTAATTTATTAAAAGTAATTAATAAATTCTCAAGATCGTTATTCTGTGTTAAACCCATGTTATGTCTGTTCTAAGTAACTTATCGCCACATCGCATGAACTAGCAGTATCTGTTCTTACTCTTAGAACATCATTTGATTCCATAATTATTTTTGATCCGCTTATTATTTCTAATGAAGATCCAGCAGGAATTGGAGCATTACGAAGAAGAAATACATCATCACCAGATGAAGTTACTAAAAACACATCAGCATCGGCACTAGCTCCTGTTTTATTAGAAACTAAAATACTTAAAAGAACTAAAGTGGCAGATCCTCCAGCTGTTAGAACATTTGCATTTGTGCTTGTATGAGCATCAGTAACAACACTGGATTTTGTGTCAATTTTAAAGGTGTTTGCCATATTAGCCTAAAGCGAGTATAAGAGCGAGTTGGTCAGATAGGTCAGTGCTATTAGCGGATAATGTACCACCAACAGTAACATTACCTGGAATTGTAACTGCACCATTAGAATCTATTGTAAGACGTGCAACTCCTGCAGTAGCAAGAGCTAAACTACCTGTTGAGGGACTAATTAATCCTGTTCCTACATCATTAGCAAATTTTATTGCACAATTAGATGGACTACCTGTTGGTAAAACAGAATTTGATCCATCGGCTCTTAAAACAGGAAAACCACCATTCGTTATTGCATCATGTATAACTACAGTTTTTAAAGAGGTATCAACAGTTACTTCACCATCAGCTCCTCGAAAAGCTTGATGTTCTGCGGTGGTTCCTCTTCTAAATTGGACTTGAGTGCTCATAATACTATCCTAAAGCCACTGCTATGGCAGTAGCAAAACTTTCAGTAGCTATAGTTGAATCTACAGCAACTGATACTTGGTTACCTGTAGCGCTTGTGTTAATTCCTGTCCCACCAGATATCTGTAATTGTTCTGAGTCTAAATCTATAGCAATTGAACCTGAGTCTGTTGTAATATCAAGATCTTGAGCAGTAACTTGTGAGTCTACATAAGCTTTTATACTTTGTTGAGAAGCAACCTTTGTAGCAGAATTACTAGCCATATTATCTTCATCTAGAAATGCACTACCACTTAATCCTGTGTTTAAAACAGGGCTTGTTAAAGTTTTATTTGTTAAAGTTTGAGATCCTGTAAGAGTTGTTACTGTTGAGTCAATAGCAAAAGTAGCTGTATTCCCCGATCCACTAGTATCTATACCTGTACCACCAGTTAATATTAATGGCTCAGAATCTAAATCTACATCAAAATTACCAGAATCTGTTTCTACATCTAAATCTTCAGCAGTAATTTGAGCTTGTACATAAGCTTGTGTTGCTATAGTTCCGTTTGCATCAGGAATAGTTAATGTCCTAGTAGTGCTCCCAGATATTCCTGAACACTCGAACGCTAATTGTTTAGTGTTATCGCTATTATCACGAACTCTAAAACCACTATCATCAGTAACAACTGCTGTTGAAGTTACTGAAGATAAACCTGCAATAGTAGTGGCACTACTTCCAAGTGCTATACCTGTGCTTCCTACAGTAATAGAGCTATTTGCTAATTGTGAATTAGGTATGGAGTTAGTCCCAAACTCACCCGTTCCTGAGTTATAGGTTAATCCTGAACCACTAGCAACACTTAAAGAATTTAAAAGAACTACTGTACCTGTAGAATTTGGAAATGTAATGGTTCTGTCAGCTGTAGGATTGGTTACCGTCAGTGTTGTTTCATGTGCATCAGCTCCACTACCTTCGAAAACTATATTTCCACTACCTAAAGTTATAGCATTTGCTGCATCAGTAGAACCCGAAACTATAGTCGTTCCAACTATAGTAGTACCAATTAAATTTGTTGAAGTTAAAGATGATAAACCCGCAAAAGTTGTTACTGTTCCACCTAAACTTATTGAGGTAGATCCTATTGTTAAGGATGAATTAGCTAAATTATTATTTGCAATAGAGGATGCTGTTGATAGTAAAGTTCCTGTTTCATTAGGTAAAGTTAGAGTTTTATCTGAACCTGTTGCATCTGCAGCTGTTAATATCAATTCGTTCGCATCTGCAGTTGATCCTTCAAATGTAATATTTCCGCTAGCTATAGCAATAGCATTAGCAGCATCAGCCACTCCTGCTATTAATGTTGTAGAAGCTAAAGAAGTTAATCCTGTAAAAGTACCTTGAGTGGCACCAAGAGAAACACTAGTACTACCTATGGTAATTGCAGAATTAGCTAACTGACCATTAGGTATTGCACTGGTACCAAACTCACCTGTTCCTGAGTTATAAGTTAATCCTGATCCACTGGCAACACTTAAATGTGCCCTAGCCTCAGAAGCAGATGGTCCGGTATATGTAATAACTCCTGTAGAACTGTTATAAGCAAGACTGCCATCCCCTCCACTATCTGTTACAGAGACAGATGATCTTGATCTTGCATTTGTAAAATATTGATTTGTTCCTTCACTTAAATCTGATGTACTGTTACCAGCAAAATCTAATTTATCTGCAGAAGAATTTAACTCCTGAAATAAACCAGAAACAATTACAAGCGATTTTCTTGTTGCCATTTTACATCTTTACTAAGTTCATTTTTTTTAAAAATAATGAACTATGTATGTATAATTATTTTACCGCCCCTAAAGTTATCAACTCCTTAAAGTCTCAGGTTCTATTCTTATGACAAATTGTGCAGAAGTTCCTGACTCCCCAACAGGTACTACAAAATGTCCAGAAGTTGTAGTAGGGTTTTCAATTATTGCACCTGCAGTTAAATGAGATAGAAAGTAATTACGACCAGAATTCAACCCAGAAGTGGCAATAACGCCTCTAACAATAGCTCTAACATTAGATCCAGAACTTTGAGTGGTTTCTGCAAAACCGGCAACATGTGCTTTCTCTCTAGTATCATTTGCAATAGCTTTACCTAATTTCCCATCACTATTTCTGCAAAACAAAGCATCTCCCTGAACAACATCTTCAAAAACTTCCGCATCATATCCTATAACTTTAAAAACTATAGGTGCTGGCATAGTTAATCGAAAATCTTGTAAAGCTCCTACAAAACCTTCGTAATTAGAAGCATATGGTTGATTGTCAGTTACACTACTCATTATGTTAATAAAACTGGAGGTTCAGGTTGAATTGCAAATTGTGTACTAGTAACACTTTCACCTACTCTAACTACCGCTTGTCCTGATCCTGTAGGTGCTGTAGTTGTAATATCACCGGCAGTAGAGGGAGATAAAAAATGTAAATCCCCAGCATTTAATCCGGTCATTGTTTTAATACCTACAACAAGTACTTTTACAGTCGCTCCTGTAGTAACCCCAGAATTAGCAAACCCTACAACATTTGCATTTTCTAAAGTTCCATCAGCAGCACTGGCTTTACCAACTTTTCCATCAGAGGTTCTTATAAATAAAGCATCCCCGTCAGCTACAGCTTCAAATGTCGTTGCATCAAACCCTATCTGTAAAGGAGCAAAGGTTGGAAACCCCTCCTTTAAATCTATAATTGCATCCGTAAGACCTCTAAAATTAGGCTCATATGGGGAACGAGTCATTGTAAAATTATTACCAGTCATTAGATCTACTAAAACTGTAATAGCTCCTTCTATATTCGGTTCGTATCCTGTTGCCATAGAAAACTCCTACTATTTAATATTTTAATTTGTAAACTCCTATAGAATAGAGATAGGGAGGAATTACACCGTGGAACCACAACTAATTGCTGCAATTATCTCAGGTAGTATTGGAGCCTTTGCTGGTATCAGCAGAGCTTTGGGAAATTTTAATAAAAAATTAGACAAAAGATTTGAAAATATAGAGACTAATGTTGATAGACTTAGAAATGAAGTGATACATGATTACGTTTTGAAAGAAGATTTTTTAAGAGAAATGCAAGCTGTTCACACAAAATTGGACAGAATATTAGATCATTTACTCAGTAAGTAATTAAACGTTGATCCAAGAATTACTTGATTGAACATACATTATTAATTGATTGGCATTAGTGTCATAATGTAATTGCCCATTAACAGCATTAGCTGGTTGTCCAGCTCCAATTGATACAACAGCTTTTACTGTTTGCCAAGCAGCTCCATCATAAACTTCAAAAATTTGTGTGCTAGAAGTATTCAACCAAGTTTCACCTTTACTAAAACTATTAAATCCTGCAGGTGATGTATTTGGTAAAGTCGTTCCAACATGAACAGGACCAACCTTTATTAAACCAGTGTTGGGAGAGGCAGTATTATCAGCGAAAAATAAACCTGGAGATCCTGAATTATTGTTTAAAGCCAATTCTCCTTCTCCTAATCTAATAGGAAATGGTCTGTC